ATATGTGGCCGACGTTTGCCCGTGGCGGGGAGGCGTTCAGCGAGAACCTCAAGACCCACGTTGGCCCCCTGTTGAGGGCGCTCAAGCTGTTCCGAAAGACAATCATCCTCGTCCACCACGACCCGAAGGCGAGCCAGGGGGTGAGGAATAGGGCGTCGGGCTCATCCGCTCTCCTCAACGCACCCGATACGCGCATCTTCCTGGATCGGAATGACCCTCTTGTCTCGGTCAGCGTGAGGAGCCGGCTCCAGTCTCCCATCGGCCAGTTCGACATGCAGTTTCGTAGCCGACGGCTGCGATTTTCGACCTTCGACTAAAATCCCCGCGTAAACCCCTTGACACACGCGTATGGCTGTGAGAGTATACGCGTATGAACGGACAGGGGGTTTGGTTCACTCCCTTGAAGGGAGGACGGCGGGATGAAGATTAAGCTAGCCGACTTGAAGGTCGACCCGACGGTCAACATCCGCGACAGGCTAGATGGGGACACGGTAGAGAAGTACGAGTCGATCTTCGAGATACTTCCGCCCATCCTGGTCTTCCGCATCAACGGCAACTACCTCTTGGCCGACGGATTTCACCGCTATCAGGCTGCCGATAACCTCGGCAAGCTAGAGATTGAGGCAGAGGTACGCGAGGGCACGCTAGAGGACGCCCAAGAGGCCAATATCCGAGAGAATGCCGCCCATCATGGCCTGAGTCTCAAGGTGGCCGAGCAGGCGCGGGCTATTGACTGGTTCGTCGAACACCGTAGCGACTGGACCGATCAGCAGATAGCGGAGGCGGTAGGGGCACCCAAGTCAACGGTACACAATCATCGGCGTGCTCTGCTTTCCGGAAAGCAAGCCTCCGTAAACCTCCCGCAGCGCTATGCGCGGCAGCTCCACGACGTGCCGGCGCCGGAAGCCCAGAAGCTAGCCAACTTGCAGCAAGAGAAGAAATGGACGCCAGAGGAGACACGCATGGCGGCCAGGGCTGTGAAAAACCCAAAGACGGATCCACTCTACCGCTCTGCCCTTCTGGCGGGTGCAGCGCCCCCCGTAAAAGTTCAGGAGGACGGGACGCACTCGGTTCTCGTTGGGCCAGTTCAGAAGGAGATCGCTGCCCGGAAGAAAGGCGACGTTCTCTATCAATTGCTAACCGCCCTAAGCGCGGTCGCCCGTTTCCAAGCTGCCTTCACAGTAAAGGACATCAAGCGGGATGTCTCGACGAAGCAGGCAGCGGACATCATGTTAACGCTGCCGAGCCAAGTGGCTTTCTTGGCGGCCATTGAGAAGGCGCTGCGCGATGATCGATGAGGCCCTAGAACTGGCGATTAGCCATGCAGTGAATGGCCCCGATGAGCGGGGATGCACGACGGCTGCTGCCGCGAAGGTTGTCCTGGTGAATGACTATCCAGAAGTTCTTGCCGCCTGTAACGTGCACCCTTTCCTGCGGGTGGCCGTGTTCAAGCTCTTTCAGAAGTTCGTTTATGAGTGGCTGACAGACCCCAAGAAAAGCCGACTCCTTGGGTGTGTTGACGGCAAGAAACGTTGGCTACCAGCCTTTGCGTATTACCGCGAGGACGGGACCTGTTACTGGCGGCGAGCGGCCGCCCTAGAAAAGCGACATCTCCAGGCTATCGACCTGGAAGGGGACAAGGACATCAGGAGCCGAATGATCACCGGTGACGTGCGGAAGGAACTGATCGCGGTGATGCCCGATGATCACACGACGCTTGGAGAAGTGGTCAGCTTCTCCTAGCTGAAGGGCAACATGAAAGGGCTTCTCTACTTTGCCCCGCAACTGGCCTTCGCGCTGGGGTTTAGCCTGCACTTTGCGCCCTGGCGGGGGCACGTCCACCTCGACCTGCATCTCCCCCTCGGCATCCTCATCATCGGGACCTGGGAGCACACGGAGGACGACCTCGTTCCCATCGAGCATGTGTCGAGGCGGTCGAGCCGCCGCACAGGTATTAGGAGGTAGGCATGAGCGACCACCAAGCAGAACAGCACGATGCCTTTGCTGAGCACCGCAAGAACTCCCTTTACTGGCTGCGTAACTATCAGGAGGAGCTTGCGACCCTCGCCCTACTGGAGGGTATTCTGCCCTCTTTCGTGCGCCGCCGCTACCGCATTGCAAGCCTTCATCGCATTGCCGATGTAGGGAGGGGTTACCTTTCCCTAGAGCCTGCGGGACCTATCACGGACGACCTAGCGACAGCGAACGCCCTTCATGCTGATGTGGACAAGCTGTTCGGTTTCCTGCTAGGCAAGTGCCAAGGCGCTGACGGTGCCCCAGAGCGTCCGACCCGCGAGGTGACGGCGTCCACCGGCCACGTTCGCTACGAGTTTACCCTATCCGGCCTTCCGGGCTTCGAGGACGCTCTTGATGTAACCATTGGCCGCTTACCCGCTGGCTCGGCCTGTCACATCACCAAGAAGGTCAAGGGCACCCGCGTCGTCGAAGACGTGGAGTACGAGATGGTCTGCGACGATGACGCGCCGGGCATATCACCGGAGGAGCGGGCCGAAGAGGCCGAGCGGGAGGCCGTGCAATGAAGGCCCCTTGCGGGCTAGAGGGCTGTGACTGCGGCCACACGATTGAGTTGCTGCGGGAGGCGCTGATGAAATACGGCAATCACCATTCGTCCTGCATCCTTGAGCACCATGCTCCTGGCCTCCGTGATTGCGGATGCGGTTACATCGGGGCTCTCCGCGAAGCCATCAAAGAGGCGAAGCCATGAGCACCCCAGAGGAAATCCGCTACGAGGGGCAGCAGCAGGACCGCGAGGATAAGCGGCGCGAGATGCTAGAGCAGAGGGCCAGGATGGGCGGGCCAGACGCGCCGGAACCGTGCGAGGACTGCGATGGCAACGGCCGGGTTGTTATAGACGCGTGCCTATGTCCGGCCCTGGTGCGAGATGAGGACTGCTACCGCGAGTGCCCTGGCCGCTGCCTAGGAACAGGAGTGCAGCCGTGAGTAGGGGCGACGAGGCAGAGAAGGGGTTTCCCTCCCCCTCTAGTGTGGAAGCTGTTTCGCCGTCCCTACCCACAGCTTTACTCATGGACGAAAGGGAGCCCGCGGTGAACATACTGCGAATGGTTAAGGAGCACACGAAGAGGCATGGCTGGCCGACGGAAGCGGCCCGGCTGGGCCCGGCCACCTGTGGGCAGCCCCGGTTCAGTAACAAGGGCGCCTGCCGGACGGCCCACGCCTATGCCGAAGCGGTCAAGGAGGTCTCCATGTTCGACGAGACGTTCTACACGTTCGTCTATGCCCGACCTTGTAACGCGCATGAGGAGAGTGGGTCTCCATGAGTGAGCCTGATCTCGGACCAACAACTTTCGAGGAGGCGCTGCGCCGCATCTATGCCGAGAAGCTGGCCATCATGCAGAAGCGCCAGCGGAAGTACGGGCCGGGGAACATCGACGGAACCGGCCTCCTCGGCTGCGCCACCCGCATCAGGGACAAGTGGGAACGGTTCTGGCGGTTCGCTCTGGCTATCGACACTACCGACTACGACGACGAGGGCATCGAGGACACGCTCATCGACATGAGCAACCACTCGGACATCGCCCTGATGCTGAGGCGGGGATGGTGGGGGCTACCAATGGAGGAAGTCCCCGTCATCATGGACGGCCCTTACGACACGCGAGAGCCGGAGCGCAAGTGCTGTTCCAACCCGAAGACAACCGACCCGAGCTGCTGTGGGGATGTGCGGGAGCGAGACCTGCGATGACCTACCTCATCTGGTCCGCCCTCGCCTCCACTGCTGTCATCTCCCTAGAGTTCCTGTTCCGGCGGGGGCTCGTGTGGCAGGACAATCTCATCTGGCTGATACCTGCGGCAGTGGTAGCGAACTACCTCATCTACCGGCTGGTGACGACGGCGCCGACCTACGTGCTGGCCTTTGCCGCCTTCCAGCTAACGAATCTGACACTAAGGACGGGCCTCTCCCACTTTGTCCTGGACGAGCCCATCAAGAAGGGGAGTCTGGTGGCCGTGGTCGCTCTGGCTGCGGCGATAGGGATTGGAAATGCGTGGAAATGAGCCCGCCGTTGGCTCCCTGTTCTCCGGTATCGGTGGCCTCGACCTCGGCCTTGAACGAGCGGGGTGGGAAGTCAAGTGGCAGGTAGAGATAGACGAATGGTGCCGGCGGGTACTCACGAAACACTGGCCCGATGTTCCGAAGTACGGGGACGTGCGGGAGCTGTCGGGGGCCGACCTTGAGCCCGTCGACCTCATCGCGGGTGGATTCCCCTGCCAACCTGTTTCGCTTGCGGGTAGACGGAAAGCTCAGGCCGATTCGCGTTGGCTCTGGCCGGAGTTCCTACGCATCGTGTCTGAAGTACGACCCCGCCTCGTCCTCGTGGAGAACGTACCCGGGCTCCTCCATCGGGGCATGGCCGAGGTCCTCGGTGGTCTTTCCTCGTGCGGGTACGATGCTGAATGGGGTTGCTTATCGGCGGCCGATGTCGGTGCGCCGCACCTCCGGCAACGGGTCTTTGTCGTGGCCCACGCCCAAGGGCTCACCGGACAAGATGGGAAGACCGAGACCCAACGACAGGGGGGACTTGCAGGCAGCGGTGGCACCTACCCCGACAGCGAACCGTTGGTCGGGACTCCAGTCCCACGGGAAGAACGCCATCCTTGGACAACTGAACCCGACGTGGGTCGAGTGGCTTATGGGGTTCCCCAGCGGGTGGACAGACTTAGAGGACTCGGAAACGCCGTCGTCCCCCAAGTCGCGGAGTGGATAGGGGAAAGGCTCATTGAAACGTGGAAGTAGTAAGCACGAACCCAGCCCGCGAACTGCGGGGGATCGAGTACACCGGCCTCTCCTATCGACAGGGCCGCTCCCTCCCCTACGCCGTCTGGCTGCGGGGGAGAATCGTCCGCTGGACGGTGGACGTCGACGAAGCAATGAAGCTGTTGAAGAAACTGATTAAGGACGCGGAGGTGATGCGTAAACCGCCACTGATGGACGCATTGAGAAAACAGATAATTCTTCGTAGCTAGGAGGAAGGAAGATGCCAGAACAACGCTACCAGCCAACGGACGCGCCCGCAGATGCCGAAGCCATCACGCGGGACAACCTCAGCAGTGGGACCTTCAAGTACCCCGCCAGGCTGGCCGAGGTCAAGAAGGTGATGAGCGAGCCGCAGGACAAGGCCCGGAAGCCCGTCCAGCAGCTCTATCAGGTCTTCGAGCGGTGCGACCAGCAGTGGAGCGACGGGAACCCCGTACTCCGCCGCAACCGCCTGAACCTCCAGTTCCAGAGCAAGGAGACGGGCGAGATCGAGACCATCTGGGAGGGCAGCGACGCCGATCAGGTCGGGCAGGCCTTCGAGGACCTGTGCGGCTGCGACATGTTCCCCGATAACCCGGACACGGCCTCGTTCATCGGCCACTTCTTCATGGTCGAGGACGTGAAGATACCGAAGACGGAGAAGCTGTACCTGCGTGTGCCCGTCGAGTACCTGGGCGATGACTTCAAGTTCGCCGGCAAGGTGACGACGCTGGAGTCCCAGGACGGGGCGCAGGCAGCGGAGGCGGTGCCCGCAGACAACGCCGAAGACGCGGCCCGCGTCGCCGATGTTCTCGTCGGGATGACTGAGGAGGACGTGCGCAGTGGGGCGGCCTTGCTCGCCGTCCAGAAGGTGGACGAGCTGAAGGACGTCCGAACCGTCCTTGGCATCTCCCTCCGCGGCGGGCTCGTTCAGCCCAAGGCGATCCTCCTCGACAAGCTGATCGCCGGCGGCTTCCTCATCGTCGAGGAGGGCACCATCATGCTCGGGGCGGGGGCGGAGAGCTAGTCTCCAATGTTCGCCACCATCATCAGCCGCGCCCTGTTCTACTACGCCTTCCATGCCGGCGCCGCCGACCCGGAGGACGTAGCCCAGGACGTCATCGTCAACCTGCTCAAGCGCCCGCACTGGGTCAGGAGCAACATGACTAGCTATCTGCGGGTGGCGGCTCGTAATCAGATATACGGCCAGCAGCGAACCGAGAGCGCGCCTTCGTCCCTCAACGTCGACTGGTTGCCAGCGCCAGACCCGCCGGATGATGACGCGGTCGACGCTGTCAGCCGCCTGACGGGAGAGTACCCCGATTTGGTGGCTTGGCTTATCGACTACTCAGAGAGGGCCAGCTACGGGGTGACGGATCGGGTGCGGGCTAGTCGAAGCCGGCGGAAGTTACGGGAGGTATTAGCGACATGACTCTATCAGATCAATTCCTTGCAACAGCCCGGAAGCTGGCTGACGAGCGGCCAGACCGGAAGGTTCCCTCGCCCTCATCGGGGCAGCGGTGTACCCGCGAAAACTGGTTCAAGGCCCACGGCTTCCCGAAGACGCACCAGCCCGACAACGGGGAGAGTGCGATCTCGGCCGAGACGGGGCGTGCGTCCGAGCCTTTCCTCACGGACATCCTCCTCGCTATGGATCCGCCCCTCGTCGTGGGGGTCCTGTTCGAGGCAAAGGATGAGGATGCGAGGGAACTGAGCGAGGACGAGTTGGCCAAGGTCTCGATGGCCGGCGGCCAGGTGGACAACATCGGCATAACAGCCGAGGGCGAGCACGTCCTCATCGAGTACAAGAGGAAGGGGACGTTCGGCTACCTCGACCTGCTACGCAAGGGCCTCCGTGAGGGCGCCGAGGACGACTACATGCAGATGCAGGCCCTCATGGCGGGGAAGGAGCTGAAGCGCGGGCTATACATTGCCGCCAACTTCGACCGCTCCGCACTCACGGCCAACACGCGGAAGTGGGACGAGCGGCCCAACGGTGTCCACATCGAGTGGGTCGACTTCAGCCCGGCGGCCGCCAAGGCCGCCAAGCAGAGGGCGGAGATGCAGCAGGGCTACATCGACGGGGAAGCGGATCCCGCCAAGGTGCCGAGGGACTACGACCCGTTCGGCAAGGACGCAAGATTTCCTTGCGGGTGGTGCGTTTTCTTCCCGACGTGCAAGGAGGCCAGGTAAATGAAGAGAATGACCGAGAGCAAGGCGTTCGCCATACAGACCCAGCTCCAACTCGCCTTGGGAGCCCTGCTTCAGGACTCTGGCAACAAGCGAGTCGACCGTGAAACGGCCAAGTTCGATGACGGTTCCTGGTTCGAGGTGGTTGCCTACCGTGTCGGAGGACGCCAGTTGCGCGCAGATGTAAATGAGAGGGGACCAGCGTGACGACCAAGACTGACGACGAACCGACCGCACTCACCCCCGCTGACGACCAGGGCCTCCTCGTGCCCGCCCTAGCCACCGACCACCCAGCGGCCGCGAAGATGATGAGGGCGCTGCGTCGGAAGACGCCCAAGGCCCTCATCAAGACGAGGCCAGGGCCGGGGGGAATGCGGTTCTCCTATGTCCACTGGTCCTGGATCGTGCAACGGCTGAACGAGGTCTTCGGCCCGACCTGGGGGAGGGAAGTAACGAGTATCGACCGCATCGACCTGCCCGACCTGCCCCCGCGCCACGACCGGGACTGCGGGGGGAAGCGGGGGAACTGCAAGGTGGGCCACAGGCCACGGAAGCGCATCGAAGTCATCACCCGTGTCCGCATCACGACGCAGTGGGGGAACAAGGATGCGACGGGCGGCCACACCTACTTCCCCGACAACGCCGAGCAGGGGTACGCCGACGCCGAGCAGGCTGCCATTTCCAAGGGCATGAAGCGGGCAGCCTCCCTGCTGGGAATTGCCCTCGACCTCTACACCGACCTGCCCGACGACACCGCTGTCGAGGCGGACTTTGCCCTACAGGATGCTCAGGCTGCCTGGCGATCGGAGCTGGGCGCCGCCGGCCTCACGGAGAAGGCGTCCGTCTCCCTGCTGTCCGAGAAGATGGCGGGTGATGCGGGTGCCCTGACAGCCATCAACGAGCTGCTGGATGCCACAGGGGAGGAAGGGGCGGCGGCCTACCGGAAGCTGATCGAGACGCTCAGGGAAACTGTCGAGGAGGTGGGCAGTGCCAAAGCGTAAGCAAAAGGAACCACTAGCCTTCGATGTCAGAGTTCTCCTCCTGCTTGAGGCGATCCGCCTTGAGGTGCGGGCGTCCGCAGAGGAGACACCCGCGTTTCGGGCTGCCCTCCGCTACGAGTCCGATGCCATCTCGGCAAGGGTCCTCGGCAATGGCTGACTTCTGCGGGGAAGAAATGCCAGCGACCCACCGCTGCGGGGACTGCGGGGATGAGCCCGTGTATGGCATTGCTGACCTAGAGGCTCTGCACGTGCAGTTCACAGCCTCCGACTGGCCCGGCAAGGAGGATACGCAGACGTTCTTCGACTGGGTCAGGAGCATCCAAAGGCTTCTAGCCACAGAGGGCGCCCCCCATGCTTGACCTACCCGCGATAAAGAAGCTGTGCGGGGCGGTACCGTGCCTGAATCCGCGCTTTGAGCCAGCGGAGTACGTTACTCACGATATGGCTATAGATGCCGGTGAGCCGACAAGGGAAGGTACTCTGTTGTGCGGTGCGCTTTACGAGCCATGCCAGGATTGCAATGGATGCCGTCTTCGTACCCTTGTCCCCCAGCTTGTCACGGCGCTAGAGGAGGTGCAGGGGAAGCTGGACGCGGTGGAGGAAGCCTGGGAGTTTGTTCATCTAGCGATACTTGATTCAGATACGCACCCACGGCATGGGTACGGCGATTGTGATTCATGTGATGCAATTTGGGACATGCTGATAGTGATGGAGCATTGCATCCTAAAGGGGGAGAAGTGATGGCTGAGAACCTACAGCAATTCATTGACACCCTCAAGGCCCAACTAGCGAAAGCACGTGCCGAGAACGCCCGCCTACAAGGTCAGGCTTGTCTCATCTGTGGCCGTGACGAACCCTGCGAGTTGGATACGAACAAGAACAACGACCCCAACTGGCCTGGTTCACCTTGCACCTTCGACCCGTCCCCTATAGACGCGGCGAGGCGATTCATGGATGAGCGGGACGCCCTACAGACCAGAGTGGAGGAGGCTAACGGAGTAATGGGGCTGGCTACTGCGGCACTCCGCGAGAGGATACGAGAGGTTGGCCTGTTAAAGGATGAGCGCGACGACTACAAGGCGCTGGCAGAGGAGGCCAAGCAGCAGCTACGCGACCAGGTGGCCAGCGACCTCGGCGACTACTTGGAGGTTGTCGGGCGCGGCGTCCAGGTGTGGAATTACATGGACATGATGCTGCTTCCACGGATGGAGGGGTTGGCGGAATCGTTGCAGGCTAGCTATGAACACACGGCGAAACTGGAGGCGCTGGCAGAGCGGCGGAAGAAGGCGCTGGTAAGGCTGGAACGCGGTTACGACAACCACCCAGGGTTTATGACGATGGGCAAGAGCGGAGAAGAGTGCTTACACTGTGGCTGCTTAGGTGGGCATGGTGATGTTTGCCCCTTTGCCGCCATCGAAGAGGAGGAGAAGTGATGGGCGACGTACCACCTGGATATTTCTGCATTACATACTCTTCGCTTCTGGATAATGCGCTGGCACAGTGGCTTTGGCGGCGCTTCTTTTGCGAGGGGGGCTGGCACCTATATGACGAGGTGCTGTCACCGACTGCTCACTATCTGTCCTGCGATGCTTGTGGCTCCCACGTGCGTCTCGGAGGTGACCGATGAGCGAGGCACGGGGGCTGCTAAGGCGAGAGCCCATCACGTGACTAGGCCACTAGCCGAATGCTTGCCGTTGCGCTTCGCGCAGGTCCTCGATGTCGGGATGAGCATACGTTCGGAGCATCTCAAAAAGAGTCTTCGGGCTCCAGCCGGCCAGGTATCCGATGGAGGCCGGGTTGGTCCGGCTCCTGACGTGCGCGGTAGCCCAGGTGTGCCGGAAGCGGTGAGCGCCCAGCGGGAAGCCCACTTGGAGCCCGCGCCTCCGCAGCATTTGGCGCAGGGAGTCACGCGTGAGGGGCATCCCGTCCACCGAGAGGAAGACGTGATCGGAATAGCCGTGGAGGAGGGCGGGACGTCCCCGGCCAACGTAGACTGCGAGAGTCTGCGGACAGGGGGCGACCAGCGGAACCTTTCGCCGAGCGTACCGACTCTTCCCTCCGCGGACGTAGACGGCATCCTCCCTCTCCAGCAAGTCATCGAGCAAGAGGTTACACGCTTCCGAGGCCCTCAGCCCACAGTAGCGAAGGAGGGAGACGACGGCGTGATCCCGCAGGCCGGTAGGAGTCCGGTCAGCCCTGAGCAGTTGGAAGAGGGCCTTCATCTGGCCCTCCGTGTAGATGACCTTCGGCGCGGTGTCGCCTCGGGGCTTCCGCATAGCGCCCACCAGTTCCTCCCGCTCGATCCCGCGCAGGAACACGCGCATGGACGTGTAGATGGTGCGGCAGGACGCTGGCGAGTGCCCCTTCCCGTACTCGCGGAAGAAGGTGTGGAAGGTGGTCGGAGTCAGCTCTTGGCCGTCCAGCCACAGAAGGAAGACGTGGACGTGGTCGCGGTAGGTCGTGAGGGTAGCGGGACGCAGCCCTTCCGACTCGCGGAGGGCAAGCCATTCCTCCACCGCTTGTTGCAGCGCTTCCTTGTCCATCGCGTTCCCTCCCCGCCATGTGTGCGGTCGCCCCTATTGACGCAGATACGCACAACAGCGTTACAATGGCTGGGGGTCAAGAGGTCGCCGGTTCGAATCCGGCCGCCCCGACCACTACCCCTTCCCCTATCTGAGTCATTCCTATCTCGTACTCGGCCCATTACCGGAAGGATAATTCCGGTTTCGCGGCTAATAAGCGGTTGCAGCGGCGAACAAGTGGGCTGCGCCGTCGTCATCTTAGGGGTGGGGGATGGCTGTGTCAATGGGGGGCCACCGTGCTGACGATGACCAGTGACGAGGCGCGAAAGCAAGCGGCCGTCCGTCTCGCCTTGGCTACCCTTCTGAAGGATGAGTTCGAGGTGGATAACCTGTTCGTCGGGGACTTCGCTGCCCTGGACACACCCCTGTCATTGGGAATCGAGCGGAAGAGCTTTCCTAATTTCGTCCAGTCCCTCGCCTCCAACGAACTTGATGAACAGCTCGCCAAGATGGTCGCCGTCTACGACATCCCCGTCCTCCTGATCGAGGGGTTGCCGGTGCCCGTGGCCGGCAAGGTGCGGGTCTACGGGGCCCAACGGAGCTACACCTACGCCTGGATCATCGGCTCCATCGTCGGCTGGTATCTCCGCGGGGTGCTACCCGTGTTCGTCAAGGACCTGAAGGCGACACCGCCAACCGTGGCCGCCCTCTATGGCGTGGCGAAGAAACTCGAACACCGTGACGCCTTCGCCCCGAAGAAGGTGCTGCCCAACCTGCGGCCGATGAGCCTGACGGAGAGGGTCCTGCTTCAGTTCCCGGGGGTGGGCGAGAAGCGAGCGAAGCAATTCCGTGGCGAGTCCCTGGCTGCCCTGGCTACCCTTCCCGTGGAGGACTGGCAGGAGAAGTTGGGGAAAGTCACGGGGAGGAAGGTGGCCGAGTCGTGGCAAAGGAAGTGAAGGGCTACAAGGTGGTCAGAACGTGGGCGCGGAGCGGGCACGAGCAACTCCTATCGGCTGCTGTCCACGACCCCGAGTGGGTCGTCGCCTACGTCCCAGGCATCCCGACCTACGGGCGTGGGGAGTCTGCCCTGTTCGGGTTCGATTCCCTAGCTCATGCGCGTCGGTTCACGCGCCGCCAGCCCCGCAGTAGGCAAATATGGGAAGCCCGTCTTGCACGCCCCAAGCTACGCAAGCGTATCGCCAGATGGACGCACAAGTATCTGGCGTTCTGGTCGGGATCACGGCGCGACACGTTCCAGGCTCCCGCCGGCACAATGGCCTGCGAGTCCATCACCTTGCTGAAGCAGGTCGAATAGCGATGCCCCGCCTCTGGTTGAAAGCCTGTCCCCGCTGCAAGGGCGACATCGCTGAGGAGTGGGGGAAGTACGAGAACTACGTGAACTGTATCCAGTGCGGATTCGAGGAGGAGTTGAAGAGATGGAAGGCGAGACTAGAGAGTTCCGCGTCGTCCCCATCGACGGGACGCTAGTGGACATCCGCCGGACGTTCATCGAGCTGGGCTCGTCCCTGCTCCGGCGTCCTCTGGGGCTGTCGCTGGTGCTTCTAAAGTCCCCGCACACACTGGCCCGCCTCAGCGCGGCGGCTGGCTTGGACGAGAGGGACACCCAGCGCATTCGCCGCCTCTTCGGAATCATCGAGGACTTCTGGCTGACGGTGCCGGCTATCGAGGGGGCAACGGTTCCCTACCTCCTTCTGGAACAGCCGCCCATCTTCTACGCGAAACGAGTCAAGACGAGAGGTAAGCCGGTGCTCCTCCAGACCATCCAATGGCTGGAGAGGCACGGATTCTATAGCCCGATTTGCTGGGTAGAGGAGGAGTAGATGGAGATACAAGCATTCCAGCCGAAGGTCGTGGCCTCGTGGTCCCTGCCCATGAACGAGGTGCGAATCCTCCCGATAGGCGATGTGCAATACGGCGCCCAGGGCTGCGACATCGACAGGCTGAAGAGGCACATCGACTGGGGGATGGAGCACGACTGCTACTTCATCGGGCTAGGCGATTACTTAGACGTGGCCAGCCCCTCGAACCGGCGGATGCTCCAGGAGGTAACGCTCTACGACTCCGTCCGCGAGATGATGGACAACAAAATGGAGGACGAGCTGAAGGCCCTCCTCCACGTTCTCGGCCCGACGAGGGGCCGCTGGCTCGGGCTCGTCTCGGGCCACCACTACTGGCAGTTTGGTGACGGGACGACCACGGATACCCGCCTGGCGCAAGCTCTGGACACGAAATACATGGGCGACGGTGCCGCTGTCTCCATCCTCCAGTTCGTCCACCGCAATCGGGATCGCAAGCACAGGCTGACGGGCACAGCGAAAATCTGGTATCACCACGGGCGAGGCGCGGGGCAGACGGCCGGCGCTCCCCTGAACAAGCTGGAGCACATCGCCAAGACCTTCAACGCAGACATCTACCTCATGGGCCACCAGCATCGCAAGGTCTCGACCAAGATGCCCTTCATCGACTACGAGGTCGGCCCCAAGGGCGGCATCACCTTCACCTCGCGCAACCGCATCCTGGCTTGCACGGGCGGCTTCCTGAAGGGCTACGAGATGGGAACGAAGAACCCTCTCGGCCAGCCAGCGGCGGGCTACGTCGAGCAGGCGATGATGGTGCCGACGGCCCTGGGCGGCGTCCTCATCTTCGTCCGGCCCCGCATCCTGCGCGGCAAGCTCCTTGTAGATATGGACATCTCGCTGTGAGCACCGTCTGCGCCTATCCCCCCTGCGACACTGTCATAGAGAACCCGAAGCACGGCCAGCGCTTCTGCTCGGATGCCCACAGAGTGGCCGACTGGCGGGAGAAGCACCAACCCCGCTGCCCGTCATGCCACATACCCATCGAGGTTAGCGTCTCAGCGGCCGAAATGCGCCGTTCTGTACGCCAGGAGGGGGACTAGAGCCATGACCGTGATAGATGCTACTAGGATCTACCCCATCCCCCTCGTCTGGCCCCGCCCAGCGATGGACCTGAAGCGGGTCGACGCTATAGCGATTCATCACACCGTTACCTTCTTCCTCCGGCCGGATGCCACGGTGGAGGAGGAGCTGGCCCACATCGACATGATCCACCGCTATCACCTGAGCAAGGGCTGGGGCGGTTTCGCTTACCACCTCATCAGCTTTCCATCCGGCCGCGTTTACCACGTTGTCCCCCTGACCCAGTGGGGCGCCCATGTCCACGCGGAGAACGATCATCTCCATGCGATAGTCGTCGCTGGCGACTTCACGGATCGCGTTCCGGTTCTAGCCCAGCAGGAGGGCGTGGTCGAAGGGATAAGGCTCATCTACGCTACCCTCGGCCGACAGGTGTCCATCCGCCCCCACCGATCCTGGAACGTACTCACCTACCCAACAGCCTGCCCTGGAGCTACTTGGCAACAGTGGGTTCCTGGGCTCACAGCATTAGTAGAGGAGGACGACATGGCAGTACCCCCGCACTACCACACAACGCAGGGCGCAGTTATCCTAGTTGGCCTGCTCCGACACGGGCTGAACGAGACGGGCCATGCGGCTGCCCACGCCATCGGCTCGGAGGACATTGTCGGGGACGCTGTACTGGGCCTACAGAAATTCGGCGCCGCGCTGCAAGGAGCGGTGGGCAGAGCCGAGATGAAGCGGGCAGTAGAGGAACTGCTCAGAGGGGGACTTGGCTAGCCGAGGTTGTGGTTGACGTCCTTCGGTGCCACACTTGCGTCGTTGACGCCGCCCGTGCCGTTGCCCCGCGTATCATTGCCGACGGCGATGCAACCAAAGGCGCCCGGCCGCAGGTTGATCCCGTACCGCTGACTCGCTCCGCGTGAGCTACACGCACTGATGCGCGTCCCATCGGTAGTACTTGCGCCCCCACCACCGACTAGGATGCCGTCGTAGGTGTTGGTGGTCTCGGTGGAATTACTGAGGGCGCGGCAACTGACCACACTGCTGTTTCCAGACGAGATACGGATACCTTCTCGGCCATTGGCAAAGGCGACGACGTCCGAGAGGTGAACGTCCTCAACGCCCAGGCTGGCGAAGATGGCGGCCGGGACGCTGGCGGATCCGCCACAGTTCATCACGTTCACACTGTTTATGGTGATGAAGCGGCAGGTGTAGCCGCCTGGGGGGCCGATGTAGATGCCCCCCTCCGCCTGGTCTGCGATCTCCCCGTTGCTGATGTGGACATACTGGATGTTGCCTGGGGCAGGATCCAAGTGGATTCCACGAAGGCCCCCGGAGATGACAGCGAAGTTGTCAATGCGGATGCCTTCTCCACCATTGCTGGCCGGGTCCCCTAGTATGTAGATGCCGATTTTGCCCGCAGCCATGGAGGTCATTTCCAAGTCTGTGAGCGTGATTTCATTCCCCCCATTGATGCGGATGTCGTTGCCGTTGGCAACCGTGTTGATGAACTGCATACTGCGCGCGTGGACGTCGTTCGTGCTGTTGAGGTAGAGCGCCCAGAACTGGGCGTTGAACCACACGTCGCGTAGGTGGGGGCGGCCCGTGTTCTGCACCTCGACAGCGGCCCCAGCCGTGCGCGTAACGCCCGGAGCTACCGTGAAGTAGAGGCCATCCAGCAGAACGTCCAGGTTCGTGATAGTAAGCATGTTGCCCGTAGCACTACCCGCAAGGAAGCTGGACTGCTCGCCCACGCCGATGAGCGCCACGCCCCTGTCCGAGATTGTTAGACCCGAGTTCAGTCGGTAGTTGCCGGGGGGAACGAAGACCCCATAGCTCCTGCCACCCCGCCCAGCCGCGGTTATGGCCCGCTGGATGGCGGGGGCGTCGTCATGGCTGCCATCCCCCACGGCGCCAAAGTGGCGGATGTCGAGGAGCCCCAACGGGTGCAGTTTGCCGCGGGCGATGAGGTCCTGGTAGCCGACGTGGTCGGTCGGCGGGATGCCCCGTGGGCGAATCCCCAGATCTGGGACTTGGACGCGGCCGTCTATAGGCGTTGCAGGGTCAACCATGCCACTGCTGCTCCGGCGCCCGGCACGAAGTCGGGCTCGGTGTCTGCTGCCTGATAGTCAATAGGGATGACGTCCCAGTCCGGCGTCGCGTCCCACCAAGACAGTGTCCATAGCTCGGGGGAAGCGCAGATGTCCGCCAGGGTGTCCAGGATGTCTGCCCGTGTCCTCTTCTGGAGGGAACCTGCCCTCGTCAACTGGTCACGGCCAGCCAGGATGGGGAGGCGGACAATATCCTTCTGGTCGGGGACGGCGAAGTAGTCGATGCTCCAAGGGAACTCGATGATGACCGACCCGTTAGCGTTGGTCTCGAAGTCAATGGCGATGTCCCGCCCGATGACATTCGTGGGGAGAGCCTGGGAGAAGGGGCCGGCGCTGTTGAGGGAGAAGTTGTACGTCTCCGTCCCCGAACCGTCCAAGTAGACCCGCACGACGACGCTGTTGCTGGCCGGCAGCTTCGTGACGTACCCGCGCAGCACCTCCATCTGCCCTGTCGTGCGGGAAGGCGTCGAGTAGCGGGAGGTGCGGAGGAACTTGGTGCCCGTATCGTATGTGTCTGGCAGGCCGCCCCGGTCTATCTCCATCGTGTAGACTTTGACGTCCGACTGGGACGCGTTGGACGCGTTCTCCTGGGCGATAAGCATTTGGAGCTGTGCGGGCGGCGCGACGGTAAAGGTGCCCAGCTTCGGGTAGGGCGCTAGCCGCATCGCCATGACGTGGGCATTTGTGAGGAACGACAGGGACTCGGGCGTAAGGACACTGTGGAAGGATATCCCTCCCTCCGACATCACGCCCTTCACCACGGCGCTGCCACGCACAGTCGTCCCATCCCGCTTTGTGAAGTTCCCGTACATGGGGAAGAAAATCTCCTCCCCCATAGCCGCCCCGTAGAAGCCCACAGCCGGCCCCTGCCCCTGAGATTCGCCCCCTATGAAGGCTGCCTCAGCCCTGACACGGGGCAGACCGCCCATGTTCACCACCCGATGCGATGCCACGTCAAGCAACCAGTAGGCCCGCTTGCCCCCCTGCGGTATCAGCAGCCGGCCGCCCAGGTAGGGAATGAATTGGCCAAGCATGGGAAGTTCGTCCATGATCTGGGTGAAGAGGCCAGACGTGTCCACAGCGACCAGCATTCCGCTAGCCCTTGCTTGGTCAGTAACAGCAACGACGGCGTGGGGGCCAAGCACAGCTATGTCTCGGGCCATAAGGCGCCCCGTTTTGATCTCAAACGGCGCCGAGAAAACGGGCGTCGCGTTGTCTGCATCGTCTGTCCATGACATTGCCAGATCGAGATTGAGCCCCCCGTCGGCACGCCACATCTTGTCGCCTGCCGAGACCAGGCAGGAAGCGTTGAATCCGGCATCGTTCGTAATAGTGTTCGCCACAGTGGCGTATCTAGCAGCCGGTCTCGCTGTCTCTGACGAGGTCGTAACGGCCCCGAAGAAGACATTTAGGCCAAGACGGGCGTGCGAGCCAGTGAAGACGGCACCAGAAATGGTGGCCACGCGCTGCGTCGCTACGCCATTGGAGTGGATGTCATGAATGGCTGTCGGCACGACTACCATCGCCTCGTCGGGGGATTCCAGGAGTTTAGTCCCTAGGATTCCTCCCCGCCGATAGTGCGCGAAGGCCAGCGCTGTCCCCACTGTCGCGTGCTCCCGCACCTCGCCGCAGTTCTGGAGAATGCCCGGCTCATCCGCGAACATCCCGTCCGCGAACTCGTACATCATCGGGTCGCGGGAGACGTGTTGGCCGCTCCCGTGGTGGAGGGACTGAATCACGATCGTCCCCCGCTGGCCCGCCTTGGCCGCTTCCTTCTCGCGGGAGCCCAGGCGGACGCGAGGCTCGTCCTCGTCGCCCCTAGCCAGGAGGAGCGTATGCTTGACGCTAGTGTTGCTAGCCTTGATCAGCTTGACGTCGAAGGTGGGCATCTACGTCACCACGCCCAGTCGAATGCGCCCTCGGGATCCCCCCCAAGCGGCTCGTCCTCGCTGGACCAGTCACGGTGCGCGTCAGTGTCGAGCCAGCGGGCCTCCTGGCTTTGCAGCTCCCTCTCGGTCAGTATCATCTGCTGGCCAAAGTGGCGCTTGGCCTGTGGCCCCATCTTCTGGAAGATGAGCTTCAGGGCCTCGTGCTTGATGGCGATTTCGGCCAGCCGGTCGGGGAGCGTCACGGTCGCGTTGTCCGCGGTTAGCTTCGGGAAGTAGTGCCGGGCCTCGATGATGAGGGAGACGTTGTTGCTCGTTGGCTGGCTGGGGACGATGACCTTGATACCGTGGTCGACATCTACGACGTAAGCCACGCTCACCTCGTCCTCGATGGGCTTTGTGGCCCCGCTGCTCTCATCCCTCCACCGCATCCGTATGATCTGGCCCTTGGTCTGGAGCCACGTCGCGTTCGGTGTGTACTCCTTCTGGCCGGCCACGAGGGGGATGGTGATGCGATCCTTGTAGAACTTGTCGCGGAGGCCCTCGTCGATGGCCGTGTCCCAGTCGTCCAGCGAGAGAATCCCATAGACGCCGAAGGTCACGTTGTTGACGTTGTTGTCGGACCATGCCCGCGTCACCGTGACGACGGCATTGGGGACGTCCGTGGACTCGATCAGCCGCCACTCGCCCTCCTTCCGCCAGATGAAGGAGTCTTGGAAGCGCTCGTTGTCGATGGCCTTGTCCGCAAGGTCGGGGGCTGTGAACTTCGTGTTGCTGTTCGTGGCGTTCGCGTTTGCCGTCACCTCGACGTACACGCCGAGGGACTTCGCAGAGTCCCGTCGCAGGGTCTCCTTGTCGGTGGGGACGGCCATTACGCGATCTTCTCGTACATGAACTGCTTGTCCTTGACGGGGCGCAGACCGGCGTCTAGCAACTCCTTCTCCCAGTCCATCTCCGTCTCATGGTGCATGGGGTGAAGGGCATCAGCCTTGAAGGTCGAGTGGGTGAACATCTGTCCGCCGGGCTTCAGCGCGGCCGCTAGCTGGATGAGCTTCGAACGCGGGTCCGGCAAGTGTTCGAAGACGTCGACGGCGATGACCATGTCGTAGGTCTTGATGGGCAGGGTGTTCCCACTGATGAAGCGCATTGCCTTCTTCCCGTTCAGGTGCTTTCCCATCCGGTACTCGGTGAACTTCCGCAGCTCCTTGTTGATCTCGACGCAGTCCACCTGATTCCCCTGCATGGCGAGCATGAGGGCGGCTGTGCCGATGCCGGAGCCGAAGTCGAGAACGCGCTGGCCCTCGACATCCCCCAGGTTGGCGGCGAGAATTGGCGCTAGCTGGGTGGAATGCCAGTAGGCAAGGTCCAGGACGTAGTGCTTGCCCACGTCTTCCCTCTTGTACCAAGCTGTCTCGCCTTCTGGGTCGGAAGAACCGTGCTTGTGCCAGAGAGTGGCGAGGCCCCGGGTTCCCGCCGTCATGGCCATGTGTAGCCCGTCAGGGGGAATCTCTGTGTAGGCGGCCACGTCTCGCAGCAGCCACTTGATAGCGGGCGCTTCGATTTCTGGAGCAATGGAGAACGTGACGCCCTGGTCGGGCGCCGGAGTTAGCTGGCTGTCCACGAGGCGGTAGGCCCACTCGCCGACATGGACGAGGTTGGGCTTGAGGGCCGCGTGGATGGACGCGCCTAGTTCCCGGGCGCGGGCGCAGAACGCCCAGTCCTCGCTCAGGTACTCGACAGCGTCAGCGTCGACGGGGTGAGTGGCTAGCAAGGGCAGGAAGAAGGGCCAGAAGTTGCCGATGGTCTTGGGCAGTGTCTCGGACATCTTCTCCAGGACGCTCCGGTGGATGCCGAGGAATCCCGTGCTCACGAACTGGGCCTCGGCCAGGACATCCTCGCCAGCCGTATACTTGCCGGGCGCACTGAAGCGGACGGCCGTGCCCCCGCCGAACTCCCGCTTCGAGTAGATGCCAGCCACAATGCCCTTCGTCTCCAGTGTCTTCTCGGCTAGATAGACCAGATCGCCCTCGTCCCACTTTATGTCATGGTCGACCATCAGCAGGACGTCCCCCGTCATCTCCCGATTGCTCTGGAGGAAGTCGGAGGCGGCCCGCGAACGGGACCGCGAAATGAGGGCATCGTTGGAGATCCGGTAGTACACAATGTTCGGCCAGAGGCGTAGGTCACGGAGCAGGCAGTCCACCGTGTCGGGGAGGACACCCGAGTAAGCGAAGAGGGCCAAAGTGGCAGCGGGGGTATCGAGCACATCGCTGCGCTCTTCTACTCCCGGCACCACCAGGCCACTCTTACGTTTACGGGCCATGTTTATCCCACCCGACACCTAGCCGAAGCCAGGCCGCTTAATCCCTTCACAGAGACCAGCACCCACCACTTCAGATTACGTTGCGAGCGTGTCAGCGCCAGTCTTGCGACCGTACAACTGCTTCTCACCCGAGCCGAGGTACGCGTAGAGCTTGGCCGCCGTAGCGTTGTTGGCGACCGCGTTGCCGGTCGGGATGATGTTCACACGCACGTCGATGCTGGCCGCCGCGTACTCCTGCGGGTTGAAGTCCTTGGAGACGTCTATGACCTGCTGGCCGTCGAAGCCGGACGAGCCATCCAGCATGAAGACGTGCTCTGCGACTACCCTCCGCGTGGTGTTGTCGTCCAGGGTTAGCTGGAGCTGGACTTGGATCGTGCCGGTGTCAGTGCCGGGGAGGGCGCCGGTATCCAGACCGACGATGAACTGGGTGCCCGCAGGCAACCCGCCCTTCCCGAGGTTGACCCAGCTACCGACGACGGCCAAGCCGTTGGCCTGCTCGTCGAAGGCTGTGTTGTAGAGTTCCAGGTTTGCGTCTAGTACCACTTCACTCCTCCTCTCTACGTTATGTCGAGGCCCTGTACCGAGGACAGAGCGAACTTCTGCGGGATGAGGAAGCCGATAGGCCAGGTGACGTCGACGATGAACTGGCCCGGGTCGGCCGGGTTGAGGCCCACACGCGTCACTCTCAGCGGGTGAAGCTGGAGGAGCCTGACACCCTCGCTAGCCTCTAGGGACAGGAAGTACATCGGGGTCGAGGAGGCGTTACCGAAGATGTCGGTCTGCGCGTCGTCGCCGATGACTTGCCCAGCCGCACTGGAGTCGAGGATGTTGGCTGGCTTCTGTCCCGCGTTGAGGAACTTGACACCGCCGTACTGCATGATGACCCGGTCGAACTGATCGCGGGTCGTGTCAAGCGTCTTCAGGGTTCGCTGGGCTGCTCGGAACGCCCGCCAGGTTTGGCGGTTGACGATGCAGATGTCGGGCTTGCCGCCACCGCAAAGCTCAATGGCCTCGTCGATGTAGTTCAGCCACGACAGCCGGTTGGCGTCGTTGGCATCGACATCCAGCGCACCAGCATTGACGCCCTGATCCAAGAAGAGGGCATCGCTCGCTAGGCGCTGGAAGAGGCCAGCAGGCTGGGTGGGGTCGGAACCGGGATCCCCGTTGATGAGGAGATCGTTGACCGTGTTCCGCACGACGGCGGAGTAGGTCTTGATCTGGAGGGTTAGGGGATCCTGGATGTACGTTTTGACATCGAGCAAGACCTTGTCGATCTGGATCTTGTTCTCGATGATCTTCAGCGTCTCGGTGCCGGTTGTGAACTTGGCGTTGTAAGCAGCGACCGCTTCGTTGATGTTCCTGGTACTCGGGGCTCCGGCGTCGGAGAGGCGCGAGACTTGCTGGCTCAACGCGTTGGCGTTGCCCAACGGCAGGAAGTCCATCGGTGACGGGAGAACACCCTTGAACATGGCCATGATGATGGCCTTCTTCAGGGGTTTCTGCTCAATGGCTGCCACGTCCAGCATATTTAGTGCGGCCATGGGCTATCTCCTTGGGGTTATTCTTCGATGTCTAGGGCGCCCTCTATGCCTTTCCGCAGGAGGGCTCCTATGTCGTCACCTTCCGCGCCTTCCTCAGCGGTTCCCCCGGGAAGAACTCCCACCTTGTCGCCCTTGGCAGAATTGCCAGTGGCAGCGTTACGAGCCGCCTGCTCTGCCGCGCTCACGGCTGCGTCAGACTCCGCTTTGGGGCCAGCAGCCTTGAGGTCGGCGAGCTTCTGGATCGCGTCCACAAGGGGTATGTCGTCTAGGGCCTTCACCTCTTCGGGCTTCATGGCCTTCAACGTGTCTCCGTACACCGCCTGTATGACGCCGGCCATTCGAGCGTTGACGCCCTCTTCGGCAGCGGCATCTACGGCCTGCTGTCGTTCGGCGCCCTCAATAGCTCGGGCAGCCAACGCTGCGAGCGGTGCCGGGTCCCCATCATCCCGGAAGGCTTTCAGCGCCTCTTCCCGGGTGGCGAGATCCTTCTTGGTGGTCTCTTCGCTTTCTCTCTTCTGGTCGGCATCGGCGACGGCTCCCTTGAGGAGCTCGTCGAGGGCCGATGGTGCCGGGCCTTCCTTGCCCTTCCGCGCTTCTACGATCCGCGGGTCGTCGGCGAGAGCAGCGATCTGCTCGTCGGACAGTTCCGGGACCTCTACGGTCTCCTCGGACTTCTCCTCATCGCCCTTGTCCTCCCCCTTCTCCTCGTCCTTCTTCTCGGAGGTAGCTTCCTCCTCGTCGACCTTGAGGGTCGAACTCAGGTTCTCCTCGTCTACGTCAGCCGTTTTCTTCTCGTCATTGTCCGTCTTAACGTCGGGCATTAGTACCTCCTTCAGGGTCAGTATTAGCGTAAGGCTTACGCGTATAGTTGTCAAGCATACGCGTAGGGGGTTGACAGAGGGGGGCAGCAGGACTAGGCTGGGGCCATGATTGGGCCAGCAGAGATAGTCCTGTTCGTGCTGTGGGCAGCCGTCGTGTGGCTCACGGTTCGGACAGCAATTCGCCGCGGGCGTCGGCCGCTCCTCTGGGGTATGCTGGGCGCTGTGCTGGGTGTCTTCGCCCTCGTAGCGGTAGCTGTCCTACCCCGTCAGCGACGCGACGCGTTCCTGCACTGAGGCGCCGAGGGGTGTGGGAGCCAGCCCGAGGAGGGCAATCTCCCGATCGCGGAGACCGGCATCGCCGAAGGCGCTCGGATACCACTCTGTCAGCTCCCTGTTCTCCATCAGGAAGCGGGCACGCTCCGAGCTAAGCAACTTACGGCGAGTCCTCGGCTTCAAGTCGAGGAAGACAGCGATCTTCAACCACTTCATCTGCTCGGGGGTAAGCTGGGCCGACCGCATATCCTCCAACACCATGCGCCAGGCGACCTTCGCGGGAATGCGGACCTTGTTCGGGTCGATCCCTTTCTCGGCTAGTGCAAACTTGATCTCCCGCACCTTCCTGTCCGCCAGGCTGATAGCTGAGTCGATGAAGTTGCCAGCCTCGGCCGACAGCCCTCGGTACTTCGGAATCTCCAGGAGCGCTTGGTAGGTCTGGTTCATCCGTATCTTAGTCTGGTGGAGGTCAGCCATCTCCTGGCTCGCCCAATTCCTCGTGGGATACTCGGTCTCAATGTACGAGCGGAACTGCTGGGCCTCGGGGAACTGGGCCCAGAAGGAAGTGCGCCCCTCTCGCCACAACTCCCACTCCTCGGGCGAGATGACGCCGTCGGGGAAGTCGCCGGGGAACGCCTTGCCGTCGAAGGATTCCGGCTGGACGGTGTGGAACATACGCGCGTAGAAGTCCTGGAGGGTCTCGTTGTTCCGCCGCTTGAGGCTGTCGTCGAAGCCATCCATGAGCTGGTTCGACAGGGCACCGTGTTTAGCCATTAGATCGCTGAACGCCTGGCGGAACTCGACGATGTCGCGGTTGCCCGCTTGGACGCCCTGCCAGATGGCCAACAGGGATTCCTCTGTGGCCTTGCGACTCTTCTCGACCTCGCCAAACACGAAGTCCTCGCGGTCCTGCTTTTGCGGGAAGCGTTCGAAGAACTTGTCTCTCGTCTCTTCCGCAGCGCGTAGTTCAGGGCTCTTACGCATGATCTCGGCCCGCGTGGCCTTCGGCGTCTCCTCCCAGGTGCGGAAGCCGTTTTGCTGGGCGGCGGCGTCGGCAGTCTCCAGGAAGAGTTCTGGCGGAGAGACGGGGAAGGCGCGACCGCCAAGGAACGTGCCGAAGAAGCCAGTAACGCCTTCGCCCGAGGTGGCGCTTTGGGCAGCGAAGGGGAGAGTGGATTCGGCCATGCCCACGAGACCTTCCGGCGTCAGGGTGAGGGGCCGCTGCGTGTAGCTTTGCACCCCTTCGTTGGCGACAATGTCGTAGACGAGGCCACCGATGAGCGGGGCACCGGCCCGCCAGAACTGGCGTATGGGGTTCCTGCCCTCACGGATGTCCAAAAGCTGCCTCCGAGCCTCCGCCCGCTCCTCCGGCGTCTCCGCCGTTGCTGCCGTCTCAACCAGCTTGGCCGCCTTGCCTATCGTCCGGGCTACTTGCACCATGACGCCGCCGGGACCGACTCGCATCCCCTTGACGCGGACGGTCATAAACTCTCCCGTCTTGGTGACGTCCAGCTTGGGCGTCTGCCCCATCATCAGGGCGGATATGCTGTAGAGGCCGACCATCACGCCGATGGTATTTGCCAGAGCCAGCCGCGCCACGTTCGCCTCTACCCGCATACTCGGGTGGGCAGCCGCAGCTATCCACTGGAGGTTGGCACGGAGCCATGACGGGGCGAAGCGGAGACCGATACGTTCCAGCGAGCGCTGAACCTGGCCGACACCCGCCCTCGTCCAGTTGAAGTCGCCCGTGATCGTGTTCGCTACCCGCATGATCTGGCGGTACTCGTCGGGAGTGAGGGCGCGGCCGCGCAGGGCTTCCCAGATGCGGACTCCATACTTCGCCGACTGCATCCGGGCGAGGTTAATCCCCCGCGTGAACATCCGGTTCAGAGGCCAGTTGGTGACAGCCCGCGAGACCTTGCCCGTGATCGTCCCGGGTTGGATCGCCATGACGTCGGGCATCAGGGGCTCGGAGACCAGGCGGAGATCGTGCGCTATCATCTGCTGGAGCATGGGCTTGCCGTCACGGAACGCTTCCCGCTGGAGGCGCTGGATAGCTCCAAGGTAAGCCTTGTTCCTAGTCGCCCGCATGAACATGGCCGGGAAGGCGAGCGGGTTCTGGGCGAAGGCCGGGAACATCTGGAGGGCGATGAAGCCAATGTCGAAGGAGCCGGCCTGGACGCCGACGCCGATGCCGACCCAGTTGTTCGTGGCCGCAAGGAACCGCGGCACACTGCGGGGATCGAGGCGGGAGAACGCGGCCTCGATAGCCTCGGCCTGCGTCCTCTCGAAGACCTCGGTGATGCCCGGGAACCGACTCTCGGGAAGGCGGGCGTAGCCCACGCGGGCTAGCCTCTCGGCCACTTTCAGTTGGCGTTGGGCCTCAGTCAGCTCGGCGGCGTTCCCCGCGCTGACAGCCTTGAGCTCCTGGCGCATGAGGGACGACTGCTCGCGGAGGGCGGAAGCGCCGGCCCTGCCCTCCTCCGACGCTATAGCCGCCTCGGCAGCCTTCGCTAGGCGAGCCTTCGGCTTGGAAGGCTCAAAGGCGCGGGCAGCCTCACCAGCGGCCACGCGGCCACGTCGGGCTAGGTCTCGGGGGGTTGGAGTACCGATAATCTCGCCGGTCTCCAGCCGGCGGATGATAGCCTTCCACTCCTCGGGGACGTCTGCGGACACCAGCTTGGCGACGCGGGCCTGTATCTCCTTGCCGGACAGCCCCTTCGACTTGCCCAGGAGAGCGTCGGCCCGTCGTAGCCAGTCGCGGCGCCCGTGCAGGCCCTCGACGGCAGCCTTGAAGGCGGTCGGTGTGAGCGTCTTCGGGTCGATAGCGAGGCGCTTGAGCAGCGGCTTGATGACCGTCTCCTGCTGAACCTTGTAGAAGACCTGTTGAGCGTAGCGGGAGAGGACACCGCCCACGTCGCCGCTGTGCCGGACCTGTCCGCCGGGCAACTCTGCGGTACGGGGGAGCTGCAAGTTGGGAGCTTTCCTGCCGACGTTGAAGAAGTTTGATCGGGCGAGGGCAACTTCCTCCTCACCGATGGACGCCGCCATCCGCGGCCAGTAGCTCTGCCCCACCTCCAGGGGCGTCTCACGGATAATCTCGGCCGCTGCCTTCGCAGCCTCCGCAGGCTTCATCCCTTGGTCGAGGAAGTGGTTTTCGAGCGCTGTCTCCCCCCAGTCGTGGACGGACTTGCGGACGGCCTTCGCGTTCTCTACGGCCGCCCTCTCCGCGGGGGTCAGCTTGAGTCCACCCGTCTTCTCCATGAGGTTCCGCATCGTAACCTTGACACCACTGTTTAGCGTGACGAGTTCGTCATCGAACTGGGCTACGAGGCCCAGCGCGCGGAACTGGTCATCGGTAAGGACGGCGGCTAGGTCGGCGCCGGTTCCAAACTGCTCGAACTTGGCGGCCTCCAGGGGAACGACGGCGTCCAGACTCTCAGCCTTGGCCGTGTTGGCCGAGCCGAAGAAGCGGTTGGTGAGGAAGCGGAAGGGGCGGAAGGGGCGAGAGGCAAGGACAGCGCTCTCCCGTGCCTGCTCGGACATGATCGTCGCAGCCATCTCCCCGAGGTCGGGAATACCCTCGTTCAGGGAGGCGCCCGCGCCCGACAGCGGGGCCTCGGGATTCGTCGGGGCCTGGCGTAGGGCGTCGTCTAGGGACGCGGTGAGGTCGGTGACGGCGGCCTTTCCTCCAGGCAGGAGGCCCTTAACCCCCCTCACGGCGGCCCTCGCTCCCTTGTATGCTGGAACGACCGTCCCCTGCTTGATAACGAAGACGTTGAACGGGTCAACGGCGGTCTTGGCCAGAATCTCGCCCGCGAGACCGACCTCGTCCAGGGTCGCCCGCGCCTTCGCCTGCTCGCGGCGACGGGACGCCCCCTTGCCGAAGGCGATGTCAAGGTAGTCGATGTCCCGCGGCGTCACTTCCTTGCCGAAGTACGTCCGGTTGCCACGCTCAAACGGCTGCTGGCCCCTGAGTAGGCGCTCGATGTCAAAGGTGAACGTCTGCTCGTTGACCTTCGTCCCCTCTTGGATGAGGATAGCCGCCAGCGGGTCGAGGACACGCTCGTCGTACTCCCTCAGACCGCGGTAGGCGCCCTTGCCCGCAGGCTTGAGCGCCTTGGAGAATATGCCGGTGCCGACATCCTCAGCGACGTCCGCTAGCTTGTCGAAGAGGCCCAATTTACCTCCCGAGAATGCCCGAGAACCTTGCCCGCGTGCCCGTCTTCACGGGGTTGAAGCCCGCGAACTGGCGGCGGAGGGACTCAAGGAAGTCCTCCGGCTCGGCACGGTTGGCGGACAGCGTAGAGAACGTGGCCTTCCGCTGGGTCGGGCTCATCTTGGCGAACTCCCGCAGGTTCAGCCCCCGCAGGAAATCGGCCTGCCCACCCGTGAACGTCGAGCCGCCGAGGGGGTCGAACAGGGACGTGCCGCCCGTTGCCCCTTTGGTCGCGCCGAGGACTGACTCCGTTGTCTGCCCTCGGAGTCGCTCCATCTCGTCAATGACATCCTGGGGCAGACCATAGACGTCCAGGCCGGCCTGTGCCTTCTTCAGGCGGGTCGGCTTCTTCCCGCTGGCGATGAGGGCAAAGAGACCACGTTGCTTCTCGGTCAGGGGCTCCCCACGGACTTCCCCGTGCTCCAGCATCTCGTGAGCCTTCTCGGGGGATACCGTCCCGCCCTTTGCCATCTGTTCGGCAATACGGACCTTGGCCGTCTCGACGTCGCTGTCGTCCCCCGCCTTCTTCGGCGCTACGACGGAGCCGGGAGCAAGGAGGGCAAACTCATCGTCATCCTTGCCAACGAGGGCGAGGACTGGTCCCGCTACCGACTTGCCCTTGACAGAGGCACCGTGGGAGAAGCCGGGCAGGTTGACCTTCTCCTGGAGGGACTTGGCCAGCTCAGGCAGCTTGAGACGGGCCTGGCCGTAGATCGCCTCGAAGATGCGCCGGGGGTTGGCCGCCCGCTCGGCCTGCGCGAGACCAATCTCAGCGAACGTCTTGCGCCGTGCCAACTCCTGAGCCTGTGGGATGTTCTTAGCCTGTGCCCCGAACAGCTTGGACTGGGCGAGCAGGTTGGCTGCCTCCTCCGCCGTCTGTGGGCGATAGCCCCCGCCACCGCCACCACTGCCCTGTTGCGCCTCCCACCACTCCTCGAACGAGAACGGGTCGGCACCCGAGTCCGTCGGCGCGGGGGCGCCCGTAGTCCCCTGTTCGACGCCCGGTATCTCGACTCCGAAGTGGCGCAACAGGCGGGCAGCCTGCGTTCCACCAGTCCCCCCCAGCTTCGCGTGGGACTTCAGCGACTTTATGGTGTCCTCGGCGGACAGGACGCCTGCCTTGTAGGCGTCCCAGACGATTTGCGGTCCAGTACGTGCCACTACAATTCCTCCTCCTCGGGGGCTCCAAGATAGGGTATGATGTCCTGCGCTGCCCTCTCCCCGTAGGTGTCGACGAGGAACTGTGCCAAGGTCGCCCGTCCACTCGGGTCGAGCGCTTGCGGATTACTCATTGCCTGCTCCATCAGTACCTTCGTGTTCGGCCGCCGGCCAACGGGGCGCGAGATGACCCCACTCATGGACGCCTTCATCCTCACCTTAGCCTCTTCGGCCATTTCCACCACACGGTCCACCCAGTGCTCCCGCCTAGCCACGGCGCATGTACTCCTTCAGGTCGTCGATGGCGTCGGCCAGCTTCTCGACTGCGCTCGCCAGTGCATTCATGTGGTTGGTAGCCAGGCGATAGATGAAGTACATGCCCGCAACGCCGATGGGAATAGCCGACAGCTCACGGATGATGTCGATGTCCATTACGTCCTCCCGCGGGTCTTTCCGGTTCCCTGGCGATTGCCCCTCGGCCTCTGCGTAGCGCCCCCCCGCTTACCCCCGCCACGGCCAGCGGGCACTCCCTTGCGGTTGCGCCCAGGGCCAGGCGGCTCTCCCCCTTCTCCTCCGCCCTCGCCTCCGCCCTCAGCTTCAGCCCGTGCCTCCACCAGAGCCCTCATCTCGGGGTCGGCCATGATGAGGCTCTCCGCGATGAGCGGTGCCATCATGCGGCGGGCATCGTCGGCGTCGACGCGATCCTTCATGTCCTCTGGGTTCTCAACGCCGGAGAAGCGCATCGCCTTTTCGGCGTCCCAGAGCCGCGCATTCTGCATGAACTGGGCGTGCGTCCCCTTGGCGATTAGATCCTGCGTGGAGTCGATGGCCAAGGACACAACGATCTGGCGGCCCTTCCGAGCCTCGGCGGGCCTGATGGTTGCCCACGCCCGCTTCTTCCGCGCCATGTCGCCCGCGACGTAGTCCCAGCCATTCGTCTTGACGGGCGTATCGTAGCGGCCGATGATCTTGAACGCCTTGTGGAGGGTGCCGGCGATGACGGTCTCGATCGCCTGAGTGCCTGACCGCAGCCTGTCGGTTCCAGCCTCATAGGTGTTCTGGAAGGTCAGGGCGGGAAGTCGTGTGCCCACACCCCCACCACTGACGAGAGCGGGCAGTCCCCCGCCCTCAGCGCTTCCGGTGAGGAAGTTGAGGAAGTTGAGGACAGGAGCGCCGACGTCGGGCGGGCTCAGGATGCCGGGCTTCCGCCCCGTTGCAAAGTGGTACATCTTGCCGAGCTGGAAGTTCTCGATCTTGGTCTCCTGTGTGGGCCGGACGCCGGGGCCGAAGTCCTGCGTCGTGTAGGGGGTCGGCGCCGCCAACTGGCCCCAGGCCAGCATGATGCCGACCATCGTGTCGATCCACGGCGCGATGTAGTAGAGGGGGTAGGCCACGGACATGCCCACGTTGGCCGGATCCTCGACGCCTGTGGGATCGGCGAAGCCCCAGTTGTAGGGGTGCTCGCCCGTGGGGTTCTCGAATACCCAAGTCTCCTCGCTGCCGTGGATGCTGACGGCGACCTCACCCTCGCTCCAGACCTCGTCGACTCTGATGCTAGTCGGGAAGCCAGCCGGCAGTTCGTCGGCAGGGTATGGCTTGCCCTCGGGAACCTGCTGGAGTTTGAGTCCGTCACCGGAGGGGCAGATGTTCAGGGAACGCAGAACCTCCGGCGTAGAGCGATACGCGGATTCGAGGACGACCCCCTCCCCGTACTCGTTCAACGGCGGGTAGAAGGTGAGCGGGTCCACGATGCGGCACTGGAAGGGGAGGGGTCTCTCTGCTAGGAAGCGGGCAACCCTCTCGTTATACACGGCCGGGTCCTCGTCCTCGCCGAGGAGCGGGAAGCCGGACCAGGCGCCGGGCTGAGTCTTGGTCACGCCCAGCCCATCGCCGAACAGCGTGTAGTAGAGGCCGTAGAGGAACGGTCGTCCGGCCCTCCTCTCGATGGCCTGGAGAAGGAGGGGAGCTGCCCGCGTCATCTCGGCGGCTGCCTTCCTGTCTCCGATGGAGAGCGGCTCGACGTAGATCATCGGAAACCGCTTGGCGATGGCAGAGACTGCCGTCTGCACGAGACGGTACATCGTGGGCAGCTTGACGCCGTTGCCACCACCAAACCTCCGCTGGTAGGACTTGGGCATGTAGGTCTTCTGCCTCATCAGTCGGTAGCGGCGGATGTTGTGCATGACCACATCCCGCTCCTGGTAGAGGGAGCGGCGCTGCTCGACTTCCTTGAAGATCGCGTCTCGGAGAGGCTGGGCAGCCTTCCTAACGTTTATCGTTGGCATTTTGACGCAGTCCACATATGTATGGTACGCAGGGTCTCTCTTAGCATAGCCTCATTCCTTTGCATCCGTCAAACCATCTCGAAGTCGCCAACCACGACGTTGTCCTCCTCGTCGTGGGCGCCGAGGGCGCGCTCTTGGCCGAAGTGGTCAACGAGCCAATAGCCGGTAGCCTTCAGGGCGTCGCAGTTCTTCTTGGACGGGTTCATCCCTTCCTTCCGCCAACGGGCCGCCTCGTGGATGAAGCGAGCGCAGCGGTCGGAGACCGACATGCGCGGGCCGCGCTCGCCATCAGCCAGCGCCTCCTTGAGAGCCTGTACCGTTGTGTGAACCCGTGGCCGGTAGTCGAGACGGAGTCTCACCGGCTCCCAGTAGTAGACCGGCATGATGGATCCGTAGGGGTGGTTCTCGCCAGCATAGGGGTCGATGGTTCCAGCCATGACATACCGCCACCAGGGGCGGGCCTCGCACAGATTCCTCATCAAGTCGTGGGTCAGCCCTCTCTCGGCAACCTCGTCGACCATCCATATCTTGGGGCTGTTGTAGTCCCACTGGATGGCCGAAACGACGTAGTGACTGTCGTAGCCAGGGTCAATGGCGATCTCGATGGGCTTGGACTTGTCGAACTCTATGGAAGAGTCAACGTTGATCTCGTGCTTCCAGTACCCGCGCAGGATGAGGTTGCTGGGTGCGGCCGGGACGCCCCCGTAGTGGGCCATGAGAGCGTCGTGCCCGTACTTCGCCTCGTAGGTCTTGAACTCGCGCTCCTCCCGGCCCTTGGGGAAGCGGTAAGCGTTATCCCAGGTGGCAATGGAGAAGGACTTGCCCCCCTCGGGACTCTCGTGGTTCCAGCCCTCCCATATCTGATACCACTCCTCAGACGATTCATCCGAGGTGCCGGCGAGGATGATGCAGCCCCTCTTCTCCGACACGCGGCCCCACAGCAGCTCCATGACCTGCATGAGGTTGTCGATGAGGCCGGGCTCGCAGACGATGATGAGGTCGGGGGGTTTCGCGGTCAGGGCCTTGCGGAAGTCAGAAAGCGTCCGAGTCTCGACAATGCACCCGTTGATGGCGCGGAGGGTGCAGGGCTGATAGCGGTTCGTCGGGATATGCACACTCTGGGAGAGGGCCAGACCCGTCGAGATGGCCCCTTCGGCCAAGTAAGTAAACTCCTGCCGCGTCGTGTCGTAGTCGACAGCGATGAGCCAGATGAGCTGGGCGTAGGGGATCCAAGCCAACCCCTCCATGCCGGAGTAGAGGCTCTTGCCTCCACGCCAGCCCCCAGACAGGGCGACGCCGCGGGCATCGGCCCGGTGGGCCTCCCGTGCGCCAGCTAGCGGAATGTAGCCGTTACGAATCCCCGCCGTCGGGCTCTGGACCCTGTTCCATATCAGGGTCCTCGCCTCGTTCGACGGGGTCTTCAGGCCCGCTTCCGCCCTCTGACGGCTCAGTGGCAGCGGTTCGTCCAACCTCTTCCAACCTCCTTAGCAATTGCTCCCCCGCTGCCGATGCTCCCGCGTCCCCAATGAACTTCGTCACAAAGTCGACCCCCGTCTTCGCTGCGGACACCCGCGAGCGAGGGTCGATGACTGGCCCGCCCTTCTTGGGGGGCGAGCCCAGCACGCCCAGCGTTTCCAGCCAGCCGGGCAGATAGCCGGCCGCCTCTTCCAAGACGATCCGCGCAATCCGTGTCTTCAGGTCGTCATCGACCTTACGGCGAGCCACTCTAGCCTGGCCCCCCATGTCCAATCCGGATGAAGCAGTGGGGGCAGCACTGTGAAGTAGGTTGTGCCACCTGCTCCTCTGCCCGCGCAACCCGCGCCTCACGCGCCCGCGCCCGCTCGTGGATGGGCAGGGCGTATGTGTCAAACTCCTCGTCACTCATCTCCCGTAGCTGGGCTAGCAGTTGGGCTAGCAGCATCTCGGGCTCCTTTCGATCCTTACGGCGTCCCATATTCCTCCTTCACGGCCCGGGCCAAGTCTGCCTTCGCCTCGCGCCGATCGTTGGCCATCTTCCTGTCCTCGTCGGCCATCACCTGATCGGTCTCTTCCAGGGCCTCACGATAGCCGGGGACGCTGTGGTAGCAGGGGACGGAAAGCAGCCGTCTCCAGCCCTCACGCTTCATCCGCTCGATGAGAGCGGGTAGCCCGCGCATGGGACACCGGACGAGCCGCTTCCGCCCGCGCTTGTCCTCGAACTCGTAGAATGCGATCTCCTACCTCCTCCCCCGCCGACGGAAGCGGGTAGAAACCAGGCTGACGGGGTAGTAGGCCAGACGTCGGACAGCGCCCGTGACGCCCTCGATGACAAGGGTCGCCTTGGGAGCTAGGGCTGTGGCGGTTGCTAGGGCCCCCGCGATGGTCACTCCGGGATTGATGGCTGCCGCCCAGCTTCTCGCCGTTGCGGTAGACAGTGCCCCCGCAACGAGGGCGGCGCCGGATACAGTGGCGTCCCATGACCTCGCTGTCGCTGTGGCGACGGCACCCGCAATGACGGCCGCACCCGATACGGTGGCAGCCAGACTCGCTGCGGTTGCCGTGGACACGGCGGCAGGGATGGTGTTGACATGCTTTGCCGCGTAGGACAGGGCCGACGCTGTGGCGAGGGCGGCCGAGACAGTAATTGAGCCCGCCGTTATGATGGAAGCCGCGAAGCTCTTTGCGGTTGCTGTGGCGAGGTTGGCGGCGATTAGGGCTGCACCGCTGACAGCAGATGCAGGGGACACGGCCACGGCCGTAGCAACCTTAGCCGAGATCGTGTTCACATTCTTGGCGGCGTAGACCAGGGCAGTTGCCGTCGCTAGGGAGGCCGCGACGAGAAGGCCGGTCATGATAGTGGCCGCAGGACTCAGCGCAGTAGCCGTCGCCAGGGCCGCCAGGACAGTCACGCCGCCCGCAGCCGCCGTGTAGTCGATGTCGAGCTTAGGGGCGTTCGCCGACTCGCCTTCATATGACTGGGCATCTCGTCGAGTGCCGTCCGTCGCTGTGGACTCCGCATCTCTATCTCCGATGAGAATAATCATAGCGTTTCCAGACGACCAACCCCCTCGGTTGACAAGTCCCTGTATGACGCTCTTAAAGTCGGGTGTCGTAAAATCGTTGCCTGCCACGAAAGATGGCATTGTCCAGGAAACGTCGGCTGTCGTGTCAGTCAGGGCATCCCAACCAGCATCATTTGTTGGGGCAGCAGGGTTGTCAGCGTCATCAGCGCGAATGTGAACAACAACATCGGCGTTGGAGTTGGTGTTTCTAGCGCGGTACACCGTGGTAGCGGCGTCTATCGTGTCGCCGTTGCCAATAGTAACAGAGGTATAACGCATACCAGACTGCCCCCGCTTGGCTGTGGAGGCTGCGTAGCCGTGGAACAGATTGATGCCCGCCGCATCGAATGTGTGGGTGCCATTATCTTGGAAGTGGATGAAGTCATCACCACCAGCCCCCACCTGTAGGTTTAGAGTGGTCAAGCTCTGTCCACCTCTTTGCCCCTGAGCGCCACCACGTCGGGTCGCGCCAGGACGCCATGCGGGTCGCTGTTGTCTCGCCGGATGCTGGCGTTCGCGTGGTCGGGAGGGTAGCCCTTCGCCTCGGCCCGTTCCCAGTACGCCTCGATGTTGGCCTTAATCTCGGCAGGCAGGTCACGGTCGAAGGTCTCCCGCTCCCACTCCGGCTCAGGCTTTTCAGGGCCTAACGTGGCGAGGTCAACGAACACCCCGTCCTTGCGCTTGAGCCAGCCCTGGGCGTTGGTGACGACACGCTCCCCCGTAGGTCGCAACTGCATCAGGAAGTCGTTGATGCGGTCGGGGGGCTTTCCCGCCTTTTGGTCGGCCTTGCGTCGCCAGAAGTGAACGAGGACGTAAGTGTGCCCCGATGCCTTGTCGGTGCTGACCTCGACTATCTTGTAGAACAACTCAGCGCCCGAACAGGCGCGTCAGCAGGCCCTTCCTGGGCGTGGGAACCTCGGCCATCGAGCCTGCCCCACCGGCCTCCAGCAGACGCGCGAGCAGTGCTTCGGGCTGTCCCATGCACCAGTCGCCCTCGGCGCTGTGCGCCCGGACCTGGCCCTTGTGGTTGGGGCCTTCGAGCCGGACGACGTCATGGATGATGAAGTGGCGCGGGTCGGCGAGCTTGAACAGCCCCTCGTCGTGGCCGACGGAACCCGTTGGTGCGCCCGTGCACGCCTCCGACACGCACTCGGCCGTGATGATTCGCAGGGAGCCGGGCTTCTTGAGCAGTTCTTGGAGAGTCCAGATGGCTTGCTTCCTATCCATTAGGCTGCCACTCCTACTGTAATCTCGACGATACCAGAGGCGTTCCACTGAATCGTGAAGTCGCCGCCGGACGAACTCTGGTCGGTCTGGAAGTCCTGGTAGCAGATGAGGGGGCGGGTCGCGTCTGTGGCCGGCGACGAGTCGTAGATGACGGCGATGCGGGCCGTGATCGTGGACGCGGACCAGGTCGTGTCGGCCGCATCCAGGACGTGCTTGTTGGTGCCAGCCGTGTAGGTGACAGTCTTGGAGGCTAGGGTGTCGCCCGTGGCCACGTAGCCTGTGCCTACAACCTCGTTGGTGACGTCGTCTTTGTAGTCGTGCGTGTCTTGGGCGGGCACGTAGGTCGAGGTCGTGAGCATGACCTTGATGACGTCGGCGTCGTATTCGATCTCCTTGTTCCACAGGGAGGTGAACAGGAGGCCGTATAGTGCTGCGAGTACCATTACAACATTGCTCCTGCGTTGCGCTCGTCTACGATGAGGCGGAGTTCCATGTCGTCGGTGGCGTCTCGGTTGTCGACGTCGTATACCTTGACGGTGTAGCCTGCGGGCAGGACGTGGGCCTCCAACTGCATCCGAATCCGGCCGTCGGAGTCGAATGCATTGTCGTCCGGCAAGTCACTCGCGGCGTAGTAGTTACGCGTCAAGCCCCCAGCTTGGGTCGCGCCAAAGTTCTTGGGCCACAGCAGGTTCGTGCCGTCTCCGATTTCGATTGCCAGTTGGCGAGCACTTCCACCAGCCTCGCTGATGTACTTGATGGTGAGAAATTGGAGTACCCAAGTCTTCCCCGAGGGCACCGTCTGAACCTTGCTATTCTCGTTGATTACCACGTCCGACTTCTGCGTGAAGTTCTCCCCCTCGACGTAGACCTCGTCGCCGGTCGCCTTGTTTACCTTGATGTTTTCGGCCACGCTACAGTGCCTCCTCGATACTTTTCCGCCATCTTGAAGGTAGCATATTACGCGTAAGGAGGTCAAGGATTACGCGTTGGGTCGCCGTAGGGTCGAGAGCTGTCTCCTCGCTGAGGGCAAATGCCTGCGCTCTCAGCATCCGCTGGAGATCGCCGTGGGAGAACGAAGCTACGGATACCCGGCCGCCGAACGCGGCAAGGACGACGAAAATGCGGTCGCCCCCGGGATCCGACCAGAAGCGGAGGGCGTGGGTTTGGAGCCCGCCGAGAGCCTTGGCGTAGTCCGGCGGAGGCAGGGGGGCACCCGTGCGATAGGCGCTAGCTACTTCCTTCCTGTTCGGCGTGGCTTTTCCTCCCTAGCGACTACGTGCTGGCACGGGCCAGGCTTGTCGTCCCCGTACTCCACGACGGTCCAGGCGGGGCAGTTGGTGCAGCGGGCCGGCGCGTGTCCGGCCTTCCAGCGCATACCCTTCGCCCCGACCAGTTTCCAGTAGTGCTTACACTTCTTCCCCATCCGTATCTCACATAATTACGAGCCTCGCCCCCACGGCGGGCTCGGCTAATATTGTACCGAGAACGCGTAAGGTTGTCAAGTTACGCGTATGAAATGCGTAATTGTGTGCGCCAGGCTGAAGGATATTCAGCTTCCTGCACACAGAAAGGGCAAAAGGCCCCCTGGGGAGGGGGCCTCTGACGGACGGGGAGCGACTCGGGGGAGAGTCGCGTGTCGGGAGCGCGTAGGGCTCCGACTGGTTCGATGTTAGCAGATACTTATAGGGCTGTCAAGGGGGGCGCTAATCGGGGGCATTAGCCTGTGACCGCTTCGGCGTCTAAGCATTCCCTCGCCTCGTCGTCGGCACCCAGGTCCACGGCATCGCAGTAGGTCGAGTAGATCGCCCGGTCCAGCAGACGGATGCCGACCTCGTTCAGCTCGTCCCCCTTCTCACGGCGAGTTCTAATGAGGCGGTGGAGCCTGGCCAGGGCGTACTCGCTCGGAGTCACAGCTCATCCCCTGGGGTGCCTCAGATCGTGCGTCTCGTGGTAGTCGCACCCCTCTGCGGGACAGACGACGGAGACGCGCCCCTCATACTGGTCGCGGTCTACCCAGCCAGCCGACCCACAAGACGGGCAGCGGATATAGGCGTGCCGCTCGTCGCCCTTCAGTGGCCCGTAAACCACCTCTGGGGCTATTCCTGTAGTCACTGCTTTCCTCCTTTGGTGGAGGCGGTCGGAGTTGAACCGACGTCTGCCAGAGCTGCGGGAGATGCCGCTTCTACTTCTCCGGCACGAACCCGTCGCCCCCACGCTCCCATTATACGCGCGCCCCCCGCACATAGCCAATGGGCCCCCGGGAACGCTCTCCTGGCCACAGGGGGAATTAGGAAGAGAGGGTGGCCAACCACACACTCCGCGACGGCTTCGAGCCCGCGTCCTCCTGGGGCTTTTCGCTCATCCGTGCTAGCCCGGCGACCGCCTGACAGCTAGACAAGCGGCCGGCCCCTAGATAGGGAACAGCGCGGGATGGGCCCGGGCCAGGTACGAAGCGCGCCAAAGCTGGACGTCAAGCGGATCCCTTCCTTTTCTGAAGTGAGTCATAGTCTCAATAAGGGGAGCGCAGTGGGATCACGCTCCGCTAGCTCTGTGACCTCGCTCCGGGGCGCTCCCGCCGGCTCCCGTGGCCGGGCTGCTCCTAGCCCACCATAGATACGCGTTATACGTGGGGAGCAAACGCGTTGCCCATTCTATCGCCAAACGGCCTACGCGGGGTTGACACGTCATACGCGTGGGCCTAACATAGACTTGACGGTTACGCGTAGTAGGAGGGAACAGCGATGGTCACAGAACTAGAGTGCAATGTGGACGGGTGCCGCTACCACGACGCCGACTCCATATTCTATGTCACGGTCGTTGACGGGGCGCGGGTCGGATTCCTGCTAGGTCCCTACGGCGACCATCAGACGGCGATAAACAACGTTGACCGTGGGCGTGGTCTAGCCAACCAGGCCGACCCCCGCGCCGCTTTCTATTCCTTCGGCACGTCATCCATCAAACGAGAACGTCAAACGGTGTTCGGTAGCTAGGAGGGATTGACCATGACGGACAAGCCAGAGACAGCGAAGCCGGCCAAGCGGCCAGCGAGCCGTTACGCAGCCAAGGGTCGGCAGGCCATCGAAGACACGCATCCGCACCGACCGCCGGTTGCGTGGTGCTCCAAGTGCCAGTAGCCAGGAGGGAAGACACAATGGGAACACGCTGCTTGACAGTGTTCAAGGAAGAGGACGGTACGGAGATCGCTGTGATGTACCGTCAGATGGACGGATACCCCAGCGGCCACGGCCAAGAGCTAGCCGACTTCCTAGCTGGTAAGGCGCTCGTAAACGGCATCGGGGCCGATGATTCGAAGGACACGGCTTTCAACGGTATGCATTGTCTAGCCGCGTCCGTGGTCGCCCACTTCAAGAAGGACCTCGGTTCAGTTTACCTCTACCCCGCAGGCACCCGTGACGTAGGCGAAGAGTACACCTACACAGTTACGGGCAGAATGGGCGAGAAACCCACCATTAAGACGAAGTAATCCTAGTCCCTCCAGCGTTGGCCCTAACGTCTTGCACCCCCTTGGCGTTGGGGCCGGCCCCGGACGGATTAGCAGGAGGGAAGACAGCATGAAGGTTCAACGGATCGCACAGGTGACAGACGCCTACGTGCGCCACTATTCCGACAACGGACAGACAACGGCCTACGTGGAGTGGTACGACCAGGACGGCGACGGCGGGCGCACGGAAGGCAACCTGTTCCCTTGTGAGCATGTTGTCTTAGGCGCCCACATGGCGGCGCTGTTCGCCCGCGCCAACCGCGAGGGCATCGCTATCAGAGGGGAGACGTGGTAGCCATGACAGCCGGCGAAGCATGGTTCGTAACCATCGTCCTTACCCTGGCCCTGGTGCTGGGCATGGGAGCGGTGGAAGTGCTGAGTAACGCCCTGACGGGCGGATAGGAGGGGACAGAGACATGGAACGCAAAGCTAACGAGCCAGTAAGGGCCGACAGTTCCGACGACGACATTCGGGATCGCGCCCGTGAACTGTTTGGAATCGAGGGCGAGACTGAGATAGACACCGACGCCGAAGTCAGTCGCGGGGATGACGACGGGACCTACGTCCAGGCGTGGGTGTGGGTCGAGTTTGGAGCCTAGCACCATGACTACCAGATACCAGAAGAGTCAGATCGAGGACACAGCCCGAATCCTGAAAACCATGTGGGAGTGCCATTGCAACAGCCCCCACGATCCAAATGGGCCGGAGTGTGCAGGTTGTCAGACGCGGGACGGCATGGTCAGTGCCTTCGCCGACCTCTTCGCCGCCGACAACCCTAAGCGATGCACTTTCCACGGCGATCATAACACCGGGTACAGCGTGGACTGTGAAATCACGGGCTTCGACCGTGAGCAATTCCTAGCAGCCTGCGGGCTGGAAAGCGAGGGATAGATACCCCATGAAGATTCGAATACTGTCCGAGAACCTGACTGCCGCTGTCACCGAGGCAGCGCGGGCAACGGCCAAGCGGGGACACGTGCCCCAAGCCGAGAACGTCCTGCTAGAAACCGTAGAGGGTAGGTTACGTGTCACCGGCACCGACCTAGAGACGGCGATCGCTGTCTACTCCGGCGCCCAAGTCGAGGAAGAGGGGCGGGCGCTAGTCAAGCCGGGGATGCTGGCCCGTATGCTCGGCACGTTCGACGGGGCCGCTATCGACATCGAGCCTGACGGCGAGCATGGGCTGGCGCTGTCCTCAGACGGGCGCGCCTTCAAGCTGGACGGCATGGACCCGGAGGACTACCCGCCTGTACCCGAGACGCCCGAACACCTAGCGGACATTGACCCGCTGATCCTGCGCCGGGCACTGGTCCGGGTGCTTGATTGTGTGGCTACGGATGGGCTAAGGCCTGTCCTGGGCGCTGTCAATTTCGCCGTGGCTGACACGTTGACGCTGGCTGCGGCTGATGGCTTCCGGCTGGGCGTGGTGGATACAGGCTGGAACGTTAGCCCGGACTTCCCTGAGATGAACGTGCCGGCGCGGACGTGCCGGGAACTGCTGCGCCTACTCCCGAAGAAGGCGAAGGATGCCGACGCCAGCGATCCCGTTCAGCTCCACGTCAAGAGGCGTGACGATGGCGTGCCTATCCAACTGCGCTTCGCTCTCAAACGCCAGGACGTGACGACGATGCTGGTGCAAGGGACGTTCCCGAACTACACCCAGCTTATCCCAGCCACGCATGAGGCATCCGTCACCGTAGACACGCGGGCGCTACGCCGGGAACTACAGGCGGCGTCTGTCCTAGCTGCACAGTCTAGCGGGATCGTGCGGTTCAACTTCTCCCCGCCGGGCCGGTTCGAGATACACGCCCGCGCAGAGGAAGAGGGCACATTCGAGGCCATGATACCGGCGAAGGTGGAGGGCGAGGGCAAGATCGCTCTCAACTGGGCCCACGTCGATACCTTCCTGAAGACTGTCGGCACCGACGCCGTAGAGCTTCGCATCACCGACCCAGCCCGACCGGGCCTGTTCCTGCCTGTGGGCGAAGAGGGCTACCAATTCGTCTGCATGCCGATGTTCGTCAGGTGGGACGACTAATGCCCTGGATACCCACGCCCAACGGTGGCCCCGGCTACACCTGTACTCACCCCGATTGCGGGTATGTCACGGACGGGGATCCGGCGGACATCGGCCGGCACCGGCTGGAACACTTGGCGCAGGTGTTGGAACAGGGCGTCCCGCTCACCCCGCCCGTTGCCATCGAACAGGCGGAAGCGATACTGCGCGAGGACTTGGAGCGGGCGCGGAAGCTATGGTATCCGTCGTGAGCTTCCACCTGCCCGACGATGCCATAACGACCTGCGACGGCTGCGGCGCCCACCGCCTGAGCCGCCGCTACCGGGGCCTGTGGCTCTGCCTGGCCGGGGCGTGGAAGTGCTGGCGACACCGCAAGGCCATCTACGCCAACCATCGGGACGACGAACGGCGCTCTCAGATCGACGAGAAGGCCCCTGTTTAGGTTCACGCCGACCCCTCGCACCTTGAAAGGAGAGAGAGCATGAGAGACATAGAGGAACGTGGTCTAGCCGTGTATGCCCGTGGCAGCAAGGTGAAGGGCACGACAACAGGTGGTGGGCATGTCTGCCCTATCGAAAGCTGTGGGGAGTGGTGCATTGGTGTCCGCTGGCCGGACGGAGAACTGACCTACCCATGCACGGGCGGGATGGTCATGCGCTCGGACGGCGCAAGGCAGATTGCCTAGGTTGATGTCCGCTACTCTGATGCTGGCCTACGCCTTGACCATCGCTGCGCTGGCCGGCTCGACGGGGATAGACTGGGCCATCGTCCTCGCCCTCCCCCATCTCCTAGCCTACTTCTACCTAAAGGGGGGGCTAGATGCCCGCTGACTCCTCCCCCTCAGCCCTCGCCCAGCTCGTCGTAAAGCAAGGGAAGACTGCTCACCCCGCATTGACGCCCACGCGGGGGCTGCTGGCGTTCAGGCGCTTGGAGAACTGGAGTCTCAACTACCTTGCCGACTCCTTCACGGGCATGCCCGAGAACTACAAGAGGGCGCCGAGCCTACCCTCCCGGATGAAGGCTAGCCTCCGTCGCATCGCTGCCCTAGCGCGGGCCAACCCCCGCGGTCGAGGAGAGGCGGGCCTCCCCCGCCTCGACGGGGTGCTGGTCCCGGCCGGCGACTGGAAGGCCGTGCTGGGCGGAATTGTAGTGCATACCCTCAAGGGACGGGACGGCTACGTCCTCGTGCTCGTCGAGGGAGAGCTAGACACCCGACGACCTCTGAGTATACGCGTGTGATACGCGTCCCTTGACAACGTTCACGCGTAGGGTTACAATATTGCCCGAGCCCCCTTGGGCGAGGGCTATAATTATGACGGATAGGGGAATGGAGCATCAAATCTGTAACGGCGGCGCACCGTCACGCGTCATTGTACGGGCCATCTCGGGAGACTGACTGATGTGGTTCCCGTGTGCTTACTGTCCGGCACGACTCCGTCGGGGGGATCGGGGGAACCTAGAGCATGCCGCCCAGCACTTCGGCCTAGATGCCGTCGCGGTCTACGTCCACCGGGAGCTTGAGCGCAAGGGCATGAGCGAGCTAGACGCCCACCTTACCGTGCAGGCTTTTCTTTCGCCTCGAACGGGCCGCCCGGTCTCCTGAGATGGTCGATGGAATGAGGCTTACCATCAGCCCCCACGTACTTCCAGACCGGCCACATCGTCGTGTGGTAGCCCAGCACGATGTCACACATCCCGTTGCTGGACGGGGACGGCCAGCGCTTCCCTTCTACCTCGATAGACTTGTCCTCGAAGAGGGCGCCCTCGACCTTGCGCCCCAGCTTCTTCGACATGAAGTAGACGGGCAATGGGAAGACTACGTTCCCGAGTGGCGCTGTCTTCCCGCTGAGCAGGTCGTCGAGGATGACCTGGAGGATGCGATCCTTGTCCCTCGCCATCGGCGCCTGTTGCGCCGCGCGTATCATGGTGAGTATGTATTCGTCCGCCATTTCCCTCATCTCCCTCTAGTAACGGTTCCGCCCCTATTCTCCCCCCGTATGGCGCATGTGTCAACACCTATAACGCGTAAAGAACACGTTAATATCTTCTTATGTTAACCTTCGTTCCGCCTTGGATACCGGACAATCCGCTTCTCGCCGTCGTTGGGCAGAGCCCGGGGCCTGTGGAGGCCCGACGCAGTCGCCCCTTCGTGGGGCCGGCGGGGGAACAGCAGCGGGCGTGGCTACGCGCGGTTAAACTGGATCCTGATGAGGACGTGATGTGGACGAATGTTCATGCGTATTTCCATAGCGATGCGCCCAACTACAAGCCGACGGCGAAGGAGGCACGAGAGGGCTACGACCGCGTGAGGGGGGAGATTGGAACCGCGCCCTCCGTCGCCTGCGTCCTGCTTGTCGGGGGGCCAGCGTCGCACATGGTCTTCCGTGGGAACATGGGCCAGATGCACGGGAGGCAAGCGGAGGTCGCGGGTGTGCCCGTGTTCAGCATGTACCATCCTTCGTTCTACATCCGCCAACACTCGTTCAAGAAGAGGGCGGAGATTGAGGGCCAGGTGATGGACGTGCTCGCCCGCGTCGTCGAGGTCATCAAGGGGAAGGCACCCGAGTTGGAGTTGCCCGAGCCGGAGTATGTCGAAAGCGTGACGATATGCTAGCTGCCCTCCTCGACCTCCTCTGGCATTTCCTACTCGCCATCGGGCAGGTGATTAGGGAGGTAGTAACATGATCCACTACTTCAGGATCGGGAGCGGCTCGTTCTGGCGGGGCATCCTGCTCTACCTGCGTTGGCAAGTTCTCCGCTGGCTGTGGCAATGCCAAGAGCCAGACTGTGAACACTACTTCACCTATAGCTCACGCACCTCGGCCCGCGAGTGGCACAAGATGGTCCACGAGTATCTGAGTGGCTTACACACTCGACAGTCCTTGCGCCCTTGACGTAGAGACCACGGGCGTCAAGCGGGAGGACACCGCCGACCCACGCCGAGCCTCTTTCGTGTGCGCTGCTGTGGCTCCTCACGGCATCGTCACTTTCAACCCCCCTGACGTAAGGCCGGGGGCTAGCGTGACGGTCCATAACATGCCCTACGACGCCGTAGTCCTCGATCGCTGGGATGCCAACTGGGATGACACGAAGATTCTCGCCCACATCGGGGGACACCCGGATACCACGCTGAAGGGGCTGCAAACGAGGCTGCTGGGCCGGCCCGCTCTCCACCACGACGAGGCTGAGGAGAGGGGGCAGGTCCCCGAGTACAACCTGTACGACGCCATCAACACCTGGGATCTCCGCCCCGTCCTCTACGATGGGCTGAGGCCCGAGACACGCAGGCTCTACGACACCCTTGAGAGGCCGCTGCTACCCCTGTGGGCCAAGATGACGATGGAGGGGTGCCTTGCTCTGGGAACCAAAATACTCAAGGCTAACCTCTCTTGGCAGGAGATTCAAGATGTCGAGGTCGGCGACGAGGTAGTCGGGTTCGATGAGTTCCAGCAGAAGGGCGAACGCTATCGTAAACTGCGCCGCTCTCGTGTGCTTGCTGTAACACCAAGCATTGCGGAGTGCTTCGAGGTCGTCACCGATAGGGGAACCGTTACGTGTACCAGCAACCACCGCTGGCTGATTACCGACAGTCACCCGGCGGACCGCCTTTGGCGGCGCACCGACCAACTGAAGCTAGGACACTACTTGCGCTGGTTGTCCCCGCCGACAGCGCCCCGCACGGACTGGACTGCTGGATACCTTGCCGGGGCTTTCGACGGAGAAGGCTGTGCTGCACCGTCCATTATCGTGTTTACACAACGCATCAATCCAATGCTAGACCTCGTCCTGGCGGCGCTGCACGAGGAGAACTTCCGTGTTCGCGCTGTTCAACGCCTGCGTAAGCGCGACGACACCGTGGGGGTATGGGTTAAGGGCGGACTGCCCGAGCAAATCCGGTTCTTTGCCCGCTTCCGTCCCCAACGCCTGCGTATACCGTGGGAGGGCATGGCTGGTGGTCGGACAGGTACTCGTGCCCGAGTTATCGCAATACGGCCACTGGGCCGACTGCCTGTGTGGGACCTGACTACGACAACTGCGACATTCATAGCTGCGGGGTTCTATTCCCATAACAGCTTCAACCTCGACAAGCCCGCACTCCAAGCCTACAGGACGGCACTGGCTGAGGATACGGAGGGGGTGCTGACTAAGGCTGAGGCCCTGCTACCGCGGGGCCGAGTCGTCTCCCGCTGTAAGAAGTGCGAGCTGCTACGTGAGCGGATGGAGACGGGGCAGAGGTGCGAGGACGGGAAGAACCACTCGTGGGATACCAAGTTCGAGGCCGACCTGGCCCTCAACCTTAACTCGCCCGAGCAGCTCCTTGCGGCGTTCACCGACATGGGCCTGGGCGTCAAGGATACGGGGGTCGACACGATAAGGCTCGTCGCCCACCGGCACCCGGGAGTCCGCGCCCTTCTCGACTATCGCACCCTGCACAAGGAACTGTCCACCTACGTCGAGCCGTTCCTCCGCATTGCTGAGAGTGGGCGGAGGCTCGGCGCCGTCTGGCGGCCGACCGGGGCCTGGACGGGGCGTGTCTCATCCGCATACCCCAACCTCCAGAACATCCCCGCAGACCTGTGGCGGTTCTTCCTGCCTCCCTTCGTCGTCGCCGACAACGCCCAGCTAGAGATCCGCGTCGCTGCTCACATCAGCCAGGATCCCCAGTTGATGGCTGCCTGCCAGGGCGACATCCATGCTGAGATGCAGATACTCTATGGCCTGCCGGCGGGCAGTGAGGGTCGGCGCGCCACCAAGGTCGGGACGTTCGGCACCATGTACCTCGGTGGGCCAGCAGTCATGCTCCAGAAGGCGCAAGAGTATGGCGTGCCGATGACCTGGAAGGATGCAGAGCGTCTGCAAGGGGTCGTCATGGCTAGGATGCCCGACTACTTCCGCTGGGCCTGGAGTATCGCTGACGAGCGGGTCGTCGACGGCCTGTTCGGCCGCGTGCATCACATCCCCCTCGGCATGGACGAGGGGCACATGGGTCGGGAGGCTGTCAACGCCCCCATCCAGGGGGGTGCCGCGGACATCTGCAAGTTCCAGATGTTGGCCCTGCATCGGGCTGGCTACAAGGTCGTCGCCCAAGTGCATGACTCCGTCGTCGTGGAGGTGGGGGAGAGCGACCTGGCGGATGCACGGGTGGAGGTGCCACGTATAATGGAGGGGGCTGCGCCAGAGTTGGACGTGCCTATCAAGGTGGAGGCGAAATGATGGAGAAGAGGACAGCGGGATGGCACAACCGTCAATGGCGCTGTCCTCACTGTGGAGACACGAACTTCATCGCGGCGTCGAACTGTAAGCGTTGCAACACCCGCCGCCCAACCTTGACGCGTAACCCACGCGTAGGGTAGCGTAGGGGTGTGGCGGACGAAGAGGGACGCGCAGAGGGGACGACGTGGGAAGCAGTCGATCAGTGGCTCAAGGGCGGAGCACCTGACGACCGGCCCCCGCCAGCACTAGAGTTCCTCCCCGCCGACTACCTCCGCGAGCACCCACGTACTCCCCGGCCCACGGCCATCGTCGGGATCCTGCGCGTCGGGGACCTCGCCATCATCAGCGGGTCCTTCGACACCTTCAAGAGTACGTTTGCCCTAGAGATGGTGCATAGCCTGACGTCGGGCGACCCTTTCCTTGGCCGCTTCCGTGTCAACCAGCGGTTGCGTATGGGCCTCCTCCAGTCCGAGATCGACCCGGGCTCCTACGACGAGAGGCTGGAGACTGTCGGCGCTGGCTCCGACCTCGTTGTGTGCAGCGACATGACGTTCACCTTCGACAAGTTGGCGGGCCTAGCCCGGGCAGTGGACGATTACCAGCTCGACGGGTTTGTGCTGGACCCGATAGGTGATATGTGGCCGACGTTTGCCCGTGGCGGGGAGGCGTTCAGCGAGAACCTCAAGACCCACGTTGGCCCCCTGTTGAGGGCGCTCAAGCTGTTCCGAAAGACAATCATCCTCGTCCACCACGA